TCAAAGCATTGTTATGACCAATGCCAACTACACGCTTACTAACTTTAACGGGGTAGCAGACGAGGCACGAAACGCTGTACTAGTCGTTACTGGCACAAATACCGCCCAACGGGACATAATCGCACCGCTAGTTGAGAAGACTTATATTGTCTACAACAACACCACAGGCGGCTTTGCTATACGAATTATTGGTGCTTCTGGTACTGGCATAGTTATTGCTAACGGCACTACAACGCAAGTCTACTGCGACGGCACAAACTTTTTCTCCTCCCAAACGGGCTCGGCAGGTAACTTTACAGTTAACGGAAACTTAGCGGTTACAGGTACAACAGCTTTATCGGGTGCTTTAACTTACGGCGGTGTAGCCTTATCCAATGCGGTAACAGGTACTGGGAACATGGCTTTATCTGCTTCACCTACATTTACTGGCACTCCCGCAGCCCCTACAGCATCCCCAGGAACCAATACCACTCAGATAGCAACTACGGCTTTTGTACTGGCTAATGGTGTGCCAACAGGCGCAATTATTATGTGGTCTGGGTCTATTGCCAGCATTCCAAGCGGTTGGTTATTGTGTAACGGTACTAGTGGTACCCCTGATTTACGAGATCGTTTTGTTGTTGGCGCTGGTTCTACTTACGCTGTTGCTGCTACAGGTGGTACTGCCGACGCTATTGTAGTAGCTCACACTCATACAGCAAGTACAAGCGCATCAGACTCAGGACATACACATAGCTCTCAAGGAAACGGCGCTCCTAACGGAGGCGGTGCAGGTATTGCTTATGTAGTAGGCACTGGAAACCAACCTGGCTACGCTACAACCACAGGTAATGCAAATATTACCGCATCAACCACAGTTAACTCAACAGGTTCAAGTGGCACAAATCAAAACCTACCGCCTTACTACGCTCTTGCTTACATTATGAAGGCTTAAAACAGTGGATCATGGCAGACGAACTGGGGTTAGCGGCTGGTGCCAAGGGGATCAGCGAGGGGTTTAAGACCGGGCGAGAGGCTGGCAAAGAGATTGGCAAGAACATCGAGGATGTTCAGAAGGAAGCGGTAGATTTAGCAAAGGAACGGGCAAATGCCAAGATTCGTGAGCGCAGAGAAGCAGAGTTAAGGAAAGAGCGGGCAATATTTAAAGCCCTTGAAGAGTACCGACACCGTAAGAAAATATCGGATGAAGAGTACAAATTAAGGGTGGATTTTATAAAGCAGCACGGCACCAAAGAATGGCAAAAGGTGCTAGACATCAAGACGGAGATTGAGCGCCTTGAGAAAGAAGACAAGAAGTATTTTGATGCTGAGTTGGCAAAGGTTAAATGGGTGCAGTTTTGGTGCTTTATGGTAGCTGCATGGATTGCTTATTACATGGTATGGGGGAGTAAAAAATAATGCTTACATTAATATCCACAGCGCTGTCCTTCCTCATGGGGGGTCTGCCTAAACTACTAGACTTTTTCCAAGACAAGGGCGATAAAAAGCACGAGCTCGCCATGGCTGCCATGCAGATGGAGCGGGAACTTAAACTCCTAGAAGCTGGTTATGCAGCCCAAGCCCGTGTAGAAGAGATCCGCACCGAGCAAGTAGCGATGGAAACTCAAGCTCAGGAACGCACGGCTATGTACTCCCACGACATTGAGATTGGCAAAGGTGCTTCTCAGTGGGTTATTAACCTTCGTGCCTCAGTACGCCCTATGGTGACATACCTGTTTGTGATGTTGTTAATCATTGTTGATATTGCCTCAATCTGGTGGGCATGGTCATCTGGCGCCGTTTTTGCTGAGTCCGTTACAATGATTTTTGATGACCAAGAGATGCAGATTCTGGCGTCTATTATTGCGTTCTGGTTCGGGACTCAGGCGTTTAAGAAGTGAAAGTAAGCGATAAAGCCATCAAAATGATTAAGCACCACGAGGGTGTCCGTCAGCGTCCATACCGCTGTCCCGCTAAATTGTGGACGATCGGTGTTGGGCATGTACTTTACCCACGCCAAGGTGCGTTAAAAATAGACGAGCGGGATGCCTACCCACTGGAGTATAAAGATGACCGTACTTTTTCGATGGAGGAAGTAGATGACATTCTTCGAGATGATCTTAACCGCTTTGAACGAGGTGTTGAACGCTACTGTCCTGTCAAGCTCACTCAAGGTCAGTTCGATGCTCTTGTATCTTTTAGCTTTAATGTTGGTCTGGGAACACTACAGCGCAGCACCCTCCGTCAGAAGGTTATTCGAGGCGAAATGGAAGAAGCGGCAGAAGAGTTCTTGAAATATACGCTAGCTGGCGGTAAAGTGCTAAAAGGCTTAGTCACTCGCAGAAACGACGAACGTGCCTTATTTTTATCCTAGGGTAAACCATGCCATTACAAAAACTTCAATTTAGACCCGGCGTAAACCGAGAAGGTACTGATTATTCCAACGAGGGCGGTTGGTATGCTTGCGATAAGGTGCGTTTTCGTTCTGGCTTTCCTGAGAAGATTGGTGGCTGGATCCGCTTATCTAATGACTTCTTTGTCGGCGTGTGCCGATCAATGTGGAACTGGGTTACTCTAAACGGCGCTAACTTACTAGGGGTTGGCACTAACCTCAAATACTATATTGAGCAGGGTGGCGAGTACAACGATATTACTCCCATCCGTGCTACGTTTACTACATCCTCTACCCCATCAACAGACAATATCATTTACACCACAAACGGCTCTAATGTAGTCACGGTGAACTACGCTAACTATGGTGGGGTAAATAACGACTTTGTGACCATTAGTGGCGCTACTGCCGTAGGTGGGATACCCGCAACCGAATTAAACGCCGAGCACCAGATTACCTACGTAGACCTTGATACCTTTACATTTACTGTAGCTACAGCCGCAACTTCTACTGTTAATGGTGGGGGTGGCACGGCTATTACGATGGCATTTCAGATTAATACGGGCTTGGATGTGTTTGTGGTTGGTACTGGCTGGGGTGCTGGTACTTGGCCTTCCTTTGTTAACACCACACTAACAAACCCATTTACAGCGGCTAGTATTGGCGTTTCTGTTCTTACTGTTACTCAATCAGCGCATGGTTTAACGTCTGGAGACTACGTGTATTTTTCTAGCATTTCCGCTGATGCTTGCGGTATAAACCGACTAGTGTTGCAAAAATCATTTGTAGTAACCGTAACAAGCTCAAGTACTTACACTATCTCTACGGTAATTGGACAAGCTCCTGGTCCAGTAAACACCTATGTAACTACGTCAACTGCTGCTTCTGGTGGAACCGTTGTGGTATCTACGCCTGTAGCTCCTGTGCGGGGTTGGGGTGCTGCGGCTTCTGTGGGTATTGGTCAGCAGTTACGGCTTTGGACTAATGACAACTTTGGTGAAGACTTAATTATTGCCCCTCGTGGCGGTGCTATTTATTACTGGGATGCAACAACTGGGGTGTCTGTACGGGCGGTAGAATTAAGTACTTTGGCTTCAGGTGCAACGGTTCCCGGTACTGCATATACCTACAAAGACTTTGTACCAAATCAAACAAACCAGATTATTGGTTCAGCCATTCAGCGCTTTGTTATTGCCTTTGGCTCAAATCCATACGACCCAACTGCTCCAAATAATACGTTTGACCCCTTATTAGTGCGCTGGTCCGACCAAGAAAACCCCTTCCTCTGGGTGCCAGACGCTACTAACCAGTCAGGTGAGTACCGCTTAAACATTGGCTCAACCATTATTATGGCTCGTTCAACCCGTCAGGAGATCTTGGTTTGGTCTGATGCGGCTATTTACTCTATGCAGTATTTAGGACCACCCTATATTTGGGGCTTCCAGTTGTTGCAGGACAACATCACAATCATGTCGCCTAATGCGGCAATAACCATTAACAACATCACCTACTGGATGGGTACGGATAAGTTCTTTATGTACTCTGGTCGTGTTGAAACCCTACCCTGCGCTATCTGGCAGTTCATTTTTGATGACATTAATAAAGACCAAGCCTTCCAAGTATTTGCTGGCTCTAACGAAGCGTACAGCGAAGTATGGTGGTTTTATTGTTCACAAAACAGCAATACAGTAGACAGCTACGTTATCTATAACTACCTTGAGCGTACATGGACTTACGGCACAATGAACCGCACCGCTTGGCTAGATTCTGGTTTGCGTCAGTACCCAATGGCAGCCGACGGCGTTAACAACCGCATTCTTTACCATGAAGCCAACGTTGATGACGTATCAGGGTTAACCCCAGTACCGATTGAAGCTTATATTCAGTCTTCTGACTTTGATATTGGTGATGGGCATAACTTCGGGTTTGTATGGCGCATACTGCCTGACTTGACCTTTAACGGCTCTAACGTAAATCAACCTCATGTCACAATGACGGTACGTCCTCGTAGAAATTCTGGTGCGCCTTACGGCACTGCGGATAACCCACAAGTAGCTAGTACTCAGAACTACACTAGCCGTAATACATATGACGTGCAGGAGTTTGATGGACAGGTCTATACCCGCTTACGGGCTCGCCAGATGAGCTTTAGGATTGAGTCAACTACCCTTGGTGTGGCTTGGCAATTAGGTACCCCACGAATTGATATTCGACCAGACGGCAGAAGATGACCCTCACTAGAGCCGCACCCCTTCGCCCACCAAAAGCACCGAACCTGCTGGTTGCGCCAGTAGACTACCGCCAGCAATACATTGACCAGCTTAATAACGCCCTGCGTTTATATTTCAACCAGATTGATAACAGCCTACAGTCTTTACTATCGCCTACTGGCGGGGGTCTTTTACAGTTTCCATTTATTGAGGCATCTGACAATACCACCCAATATGCAACAGCAACCAATACCGCCACTATTGTTGAGTGGACTACAACCAGCCTCGGTAACTATTTCACTTTAAACGCTGGTTATACGGCAACAGCAGAGGTAGCTGGTATATACAAAATTACCTATAGTCTTCAGTTTGCTAATAACGACAATGCAGCCCATGATGCTATAGTCTGGCTACGGGTTAATGGTTCAACTTCAGCCGCTGATGTAGCAAATTCAACGACTATTTTTACTGTTGCTGCTCGAAAAAGCGCACTTATTCCAACAAAGGTTTGTGGATATTCAGAAGTAGTATTTGCATTAAATGCAGGTGATGAAGTAGGTCTTTGGTGGGGCACTAATCAAGCTGCGTCATCTGGCGGCGCAACAGGAATTTATATGTACTCTCAAGCTGCTCAAACAACCCCAATGGCATACCCTGCAACTCCGTCTGCACTTGGTTCAATAACGTTTGTTTCGGCGCTATATTAATGATAAACTTGACACCAAATAACCCCAAGGTACGCTTATGAGCTTACACAATCTAGCGCATCACGTTCGAGCCAAAGGACGTGGCAAAGACACGATGCTTGTCCATATGACTCCACGAGAAGTTCAGGGGTTACAAGCGCTTGCTAAAGCTAAGGGTGGCACACTAACAATTAACCCAGAAACAGGTCTGCCAGAAGCAGGCTTTTTAGATCAGATTCTCCCAGTGGTAGCTATGGCTGCCGCTACGTACTTTACCGCTGGAGCCGCCGCTCCTTATTTAGCTAGTGCGTTAGGTAGTGCTGGTATGGCTGCAGGTACTGCTACTACTGTTGGTGGTGCTCTTGCTGGTGCCGGAGCCGGTGCTCTTTATGGTGGTATTGGTGCAGGAGTTCAGGGTGGAGACGTTGGCAAAGGCGCTTTAATGGGCGGTTTAGGTGGTGCTATCTCTGGTGGTATGGGTGCGTATGACAACGTGTTTAGCGCTGCTGGGGCTACTCCTCCTGTAGATTCAAATTTAGTTACTGTCCCACCAGGAACAGGCGCAGAAGGGGCGGCTTCTATCCCAGCCGATCAAATAGCTAAACAACAGGCTTCAAATTTGATACCCCCAGATAGCCCAGTTCCTCCAGAAGGGTATCGTTTTAACCCTGAAACAGGCGATGCTCTTAAAACAGCAACACAAGCTCCAAGCGGCACCGTTAACCCAACCAGCGTTTATCAAGGTTTTGGCCCAATGGGTAAAACAGCTACTCTTGCTTTGCCTGGTATTGGTGGCGCAATGGGCGAGAAACCAGATCAAGTACCCGGTCTTGAACCTTACAGCAGCCAGTCTACGTTATCCCCTGATTTCCAAGGATACACCCCAGAAAGACCAAACCCATACTATAGAGCGCAATACACACGGTATGCAGCAGGTGGCGGTTTAATGGATGCGTATCAAGCTGGTGGTCCTGTAGAGCGTATGTCTATGATGAACACGGCTATGAACCCCCAAGGCGGTTTGTACCCCCAAGGCATGATTGATAAGACCCAATATGCCACTCCTACTCAGCGCCCAGTAAGTGCTGAAATGGTATCCGAAGCTCCAGCGTATGAGCGGTCTAGCCCTATGTTGATGTCAAGCGGTGGAGATACACGAAAGAAAAAGCGTGCTTCTTTAACTGCACAAAAAACAATTAATTCCCTTGACTCATATAACGCGGCACTAGCTGAGCTTAATAATGCCCGCTACGGGGCAAACTTGTCTGGTATTAGTGCGTTAAACCCAGCTATGACTTCGCTCGGAGAGTTGCCAGTAGTAGCGGGTGCAAAAGGCGGTATTGCTGATTTGGGAGGGTACTCAGATGGTGGCAGAATGCTTAAGGGACCTGGTGATGGTATGTCTGATTCTATTCCTGCTTCTATTGGGAATAGACAGCCTGCTCGATTGGCTGATGGGGAGTTTGTGGTTCCGGCAGACGTAGTTAGTCATTTGGGTAACGGCTCTACAGATGCCGGCGCTAGAAAGCTATACGCCATGATGGACAAGGTTCGCAAGGCTAGAACGGGTAAAAAGAAACAGGCTCCAGCAGTAAATACAGGTAGGTTTGTGCCTGCATGAACTTAAAGGTTGTGCCTATTCCTACGCAGTTTGTTAACCAGATGTGGGGTCAGGCAGAAGCGCATATTAAAAGCGCTGAAGAGAAGTTTGGTGGGGCAGAGTACACAACCGAGCAGATTAAGGTATATCTAGTAACAGGGCAGTGGGTGTTGCTAGTGGCAGTAGATGAGAGTGATGTTGTACATGGTGCGGCAACTGTAAATTTTGTGAATTACCCGAACGATAGAGTTGCTTTTGTAACTGCAATAGGTGGAAAATTAGTAACAAATCCAGATACATTTAAACAAATGTCCGACATATTTAAAGCCAACGGTGCAACCAAGATACAAGGGGTTGCAAAAGAAGCCATAGCTAGGCTGTGGAAACGCTTTGGTTTTGAAGAAAAGGCTATTTTGGTGGAAGTTAAATTATGAGCATCTTAAGATCAAAACACAGCGGTTGGACCCATGAAGGTCGACGTACTCCATATTTTGGTGGGGGCGGTGGCGGCAGTCAACCTACAACTTCTACTACCCAGACAGCTAACATCCCTGAGTATGCTCGCCCGTATGTGGAGAACATGCTGGAGTCTACTCAGAAACAGATTTACACATATAACGACCAAGGACAACAGACTGGCTTTAGACCTTATCAGCCTTACAGCACAAACCCAAGTGACTATGTAGCGCCGTTTAGCCCCATTCAACAACAAGCTCAAGCAGGTGTTGCTAACTTACAAACACCTGAACAATTTCAAGCAGCTACTGGATTAGCAGGTGCTTCTGGCTTAGGTTCTCTTGGTTTGGCTCAACAGGCTATGGGCGCTGGGCAACAGTTTGCACAACAAGCTACAAACCCATATGCCGTGCAGCAATACATGTCGCCATACATGCAAAATGTGGTGGACTATCAGAAATCACAGGCGTTACGGGATTATCAACTGGCTGCCCCAATGCGGGCTAGACAAGCCGTTGGTGCTGGTGCGTTTGGTGGTAGCCGTCAGGCAATTATGGAAGCTGAAGCCGAACGTGCTTTAGGTAGCCAATTACAAGGCATTGCCGCAACAGGTTCACAGAAAGCCTTTGAAGATGCACAACGCCAACAACAGTTTGGTGCTAACTTAGGTTTACAGGGTATCGGTGCTGGACTGCAAGGCATGGGTCAAGCTACTCAAGCCGCTGGTGCTTTAGGGCAGTTAGGTCAGCAACAGCTTGGTGCACAGACAGGCATATTGAATTTACAAAGCCAAGTGGGTGCACAGCAACAAGCGCAAGAGCAACAGAAAATTAATCAAGCTATTCAAGATTACGCTACTGCACAGCAATATCCGTACATGCAACTCGGCATTATGAACGCAATGCTTAGGGGTTTACCCTTACAAAGTACTACGACGCAGTCGTATCAAGCCCAGCCTAGTACTGGGCAACAGCTTTTGGGCTATGGTCTTGGCGCATTGGGCGCTTATAAAGCATTTAGTTAAGGATTTACTATGGCTATTCCTTCCGCACCCGCAACGTCGCCAGCCATGGCTGCTGGACGTGGTTCTCCTAATCCCATGCCAGCAGGGTTATCTGCACTATTAAAGCCTGACTCTACGCCTCGTGGCATGCCATCGGGAAGCATTCAGCAGATTATGAACACCGCTCGCAAAATGAGCGACTCGCAGTTGGCTGATGTGTTGGCTGGCAAAAGCATAGATGTTCCACAGTATGTTGCGATGACCGAAGCTATGGGACGTAAGAAGCTACGCACTGCCATGCAGGGCGCTCAAGCACAAGCCCAGATGCAACAGCCTAGCGTTAAAGATAAGTTGATGGCTGAAGAAGCCGTTAGTCCCATGATGGGACAACCCATGCAAGGGCAGATGCCTGTAATGGCTGCCGAAGGCGGTTTGGCTAGTTTGCCTGCTCCCAATATGGACACTGTTGATATGGCTGACGGTGGGATTATTGCGTTTAACGGCGAAGATAACGAGCAAATAGTTAAAGATAAAGAAGGGCGTAATTTCTTTGAGCGTCTACGAGATAGCCTATACACTCCTTCGGAAACGTATTTATCAGACATTATGCGGGGTAAAAAAGCTACACCACCTCCGGGCAATAAAGTCACAGAAAAAGACGTAGATTTAATGCGTCAAGGTAAAACACCGCCTGTAATGCCACAAACACCAGAGCAATTACGTGAGTTACAAAGAGAATCTACCAGAGGTATTCGTGCTCCTTTAGCTAATTTACCTGTTGCCGCTGCTCCTGCCGCTCCTGCTGCCGCTCCTGCTGCCGCTCCTGCTGCCGCTCCTGCCGCTGTTCCCGGTGCCGGTGCCGCTGCTTCTCAAACTAGTGGTATGAGCGGGCTTCAGTCTTATTTAGATGCAATAAAAGCAAACCAACAAGACTACTACAGCAAGCTTGAAGGTTTGGGCGCTAAACAGCGTGAAGGTCTTGCGCAGTTAAAAAGACAAGGTGGTGGCGAAGCGCTTATGAATTTAGCTCAAGGTATATTAAGCAAGCCTGGTTTAGCGGCTGGTATAGCTGCTGGTTTACCCGGAGTTACTCAAACTGCCGCAGCATCTCGTAAAGAACAACGTGCGGTTGAAGGTCTTGCTAACGACTACGACATGAACTTGGCTAAAGCTCGTGCTGCTGACGCTAAAGGTAATACAGAAGCTGCTCTCAGATATATGCAGTTGGCTGATGATGCTAAATATAAAGCCGCTGACATTAATTACAAAATGGCTTCGCTTAATAGAGATCCTGAAGCAGTTCGTTATCTTAGAGCATTAGCAAAACCCGGCGAAAGTTTGAGCGATACTTTTGCACGTGTAGAAGGAGTTAAAGGTAAAACTAATTTATACTCGATTGACAAAGCTACGGATGATTACAATAAAATTATGGAAAATCCTGTAAGCAGTGAAGCCAAAAGACTTAAAGCAGCAGGCATTACAACGCCTTTTGCGTATCAACAATATGTTTTAAACCAAGGTAGTGGTGGCGGGTTCGATCTATCCGCGGCAGCAAGAGCTGAATTAGAGCGCAGAAAAAAAGAGTAGTAAAACACAATTTAACTTAGCTTTTAAAGAAAGCCATTAGTATGGACTTGAGCAGACTTTCAGACGACGACCTACGCGCACTAAGCGCTAATAATTTAGGGGCTATGTCGGATGCGGGTTTAAAGCTCATAGCCGCTGGTGGGCAAGAAGCTCCTAAGAAAAAAGGTATTGGCGCTGCTTTAGCTCGTGGTACTGAATCGTTTCTTGGTGCTGGACAAACATCGCTTGAGTCAATAATTGACGCTGATAAAGCTGCCAAAAAAGGTTTACGTAGAGAAGAAGCGCTGGGTGCAAAGTATGCGGATCAAATTGGTTTAGACAAACTTAAAGAAGCGTACGAAAAAAAGGGCATTACTGGGGCTATTGGAGAAGTTGGTCGCCAAGTACCTTTAGCTTTAGCAGAACAAGCGCCTAATATTGCTGCGTCTATTGCCAGCGCTAAACTTGGTGCTGTAGGTGGTTCTGCTTTTGGTCCTGTTGGTACTGTTGTTGGTGGCGGTTTAGGTGCTTTAGCGCCTTCTGTTTTACAGCTATTTGGTTCTAACGTTCAAAGACAAGCGGCAGAGCAAGAAGCTGCCGGTAAACCTGTAGACATTAATGTAGGTAAAGCCGCTGCCGCAACCGCAGTGCAAGCCCCTCTTGATGTAGCCGCTACCTTTATCCCTCTTGGTGGACGTATTGCAGGTAAAGTATTTGGTCCAGAAGTTGAAAAATTGCTTTCCCGTGGCGGTACTAAAGCCGCTGAAAAACTAGCTCAAGAATCATTAACTAAAACTCTTGCTAAAGGTACGGCTTTTGGTGCGGCTGTTGAAGTACCAACAGAAATTACTCAGCAGATGCTTGAGCGGTATCAAGCCGGGCTACCCCTTACTACCCCCGATGCTTTAAAAGAATATGGCGAGGTTGCATATCAGTCTGGTTTACTTGGTCCTATTGGTGCTGTTGGTCGTGTATCTCAAAGAAGCGGTGCACGGGCAGAAGTAGAGCAACAAAAAGAAATTGAGCGTGTAAAAGCAGCAGAAGAGCAAGCACGCCAAGACCAAATTGTTGCTGACGAAAAAGCACAAGCAGACCTAACTAAAGCACAGGCAGAAACAGGACAGCTATTTGGTGAAGCAACTCCAGAAGCCAGCGCTTATACACCCCCTAAAGCGCCCAGTACATTAACTGTACGCGAAAGAGAATACTCACAGATTGCAGATTTAGAAGCGCAAGCCAAAGCTACAACAGACCCTGTTGAAAAGAAAAGACTAGAAACAGAAGCGGCACGTTTAAAAGAACAGCCCAGTCAACGTGCACAGTTACTAAAAGACGCTGATACATACGACAAGCAGTTGCTAGATATTGAAAAGCAACGTGATGCTGCCGCTGAAAAGGGTGATTTTAAGCAATTTGCCACTTTGGATGCACAAGCTAGAGCGCTGGAAGAAAGTCAGAAAAAAATAAACGCAGCTTTAAAAGAAATGCCTGTTGAACTAACTCCTGAAATGGAGATGGCTAAGCTCCGTGGTGAGCAAAAAAGTTTAATTAAGCAGTTGCAGGGCATGACAGGCCCATCTTATGACGCTAAAAAAGCCGCTACTGTAACAGCTAAGCTAGAAGAAATTGACAAGCGCATTAACGAGATTGCTCCTGCTGCCGGTCAAATGGATTTGTTTGATGAAGCGCAGATTGGCGCTGAGCAACGTGCTGCGGTGCAACAACAGAAAGAACAACGTGCCCAAGAGCAAGAAGATTTTTTTGCTCAAACTAAAGGGCGTGAAGTAATTGATGAAGATGCAATGAAGCGGTATCAAGAAGGGCTGCAAGAATTAGAAGACGCTTACGCCGCCGGTGCTGACGAGCGTATTGTTAATCAGCTTATTGAAAAGTTACAGCAAATTGCTCAAGAAAGAGACCAGTCTTTAGCTAAAAGTCAAAGCACACCGACTGGCGAAGAAATGGAAGTTGCTGTTGAAAAAGAACAGCGGATAAAGCGGGCTATTAAAGAAGAGGAAAACAAACTCTACGACGCTAAAACTAACGAAGAAGTAGCCACAATTAGAGCTAATGTAGATGTTTTAAAACGTCGTTTAGCTAGTATGCGCACCGAACGCGCCATACCTCAACCTGAAAATATTGAACGGCAAGCCAAAACAGATCAAACTGAAGCAGTTCGTGACGCCGTTGAAGCAACTCGTGCTATTTTGTCTGGTGATTATTTTAATAGTTTTAATGTAGATGCTGCTTCGTCGTTAAAATCAGGACTTGAAGCAGACATACAAGACGCTGGCGCTCTCTACACTAAAGCAGCAATCGCTGAGATTAACAATACAAGACAAAAGAATAAACAAACACAGTTAACTACTGATGAGGGTTTGCGTTTAGCCACGGCTATTCGTAGTCGGTTTGCATATCTTTCCAAAGATCCTACATATCTTGCTGAAAAAGTAAGAGAAAAGAACCAAAAAATATTTGAAGATTCTTTAGAAAGAATTAAAGATACGTTCCGCAAAGGTAAGTCAACAGTACAAAAATCTGTTCCTGTATTAAAACAAGAGCGTGATGTTCTTGGAATGTTACGCAAAGAAAAAGCTAAAAAAGAACCTGACCAAAAACGTATTGCGCAAATAGAAAAAGAAGTTGCCGCACGTAAGGCAGAAGAAACCAAAATTGAAGCGCAAAAAGAAAAACAAGAAACTATTGATATGGAGCGTTATGCTCCGTCAGGAATTAGCCCAGATCAAAAAGATTTATTTAGTGAAAAAGACCTTGAGCCAATTGCAATTGTACGGGCTACACCAGCTAATTTTTTGCGGTTTGTAAATATTCAAGCAAACCGTTTTGAAAAAATTAAGAAGATAGCTGAAGATGCAATAAAAAAACCAATGCAAAAAGTAAAAGTTTTGTTTGGTGAAAAATATGCAAAAGAATTTGGTGCTTTAGAAAATATACGTTTGCAGCTAGAAAATGAAAATAAAAAAATAGCACCTGAACTTTATACTCCAAGTGAAGCAGATATTAAACGTTACTCTAAAGCGTTTATTACTGCACGTATTGAAAAAGCAAAAAATATTCGTGAAAAACATTTTGCAAATATAAAAAATTTAGAAGACAGACAAAAAGAAATATTAGAAAAACTTCGTGGTACCGAAACTACTGCGCCTGTTGAAACGCTTGCTTCTAAAGTTGCAGCGCAAAGACAATTTGTATTTGAAGTTATAAAAGCTGACGAATTTGCAAGTAACTTAAAAGAAAATGCTACTCAACTTTGGCAAGCACGTGGAAAAATTGTAAAAGCTTTAGAAAATGCTACAAAAAAAGAACGTGCAATTTATGAAAAAGCATTAGCCAAACTTGATGAACAAGCTCCACAAATTAAAAACGCTATTGATTCTTTGCATGCAAGGGCTAACGAATTACTAAATGCTAATTTAAAAACAGAAAAAGCAATACTAAAAGGACTTGAGAAAAAACTTGCAGATTCTCAAAAAGGTACTCCTGCGTCAATAAAATTTAAGAAAGAAGCAGATGAAGCAAGGGCTCGTATAGGTAAAGCCGAAGCAGAAAAAGAAAGAAACCTAGAGCGTCAAGCAAAAGAAAAGCGTGATTTAGAAGAGAAACAAGCCGCAGCACTTAAAGCGCTGCCGTCTACACGTCAAGAAATTATTGAGACAACCGCACGGCTACCGGGCGAAAAAGAAGTTGTTAAGCAAAAACGTGTTGTTAAACGTGAAACGCCTAAAACAGCAGCTGAAAAACGTGCAGAAATGATTGCGGAAGAAAAAGAAGCCGCTAAAGAACGTCAAGCTATTCGTGAGCAAGTTAAACGTGGTTTAACACCACAGCAAATGGAAACTGAGGTTAAGAAATTTAGAGCCGCAGCCGCAGAAAGCCGTAAGAAAGGCAATGAAAAACAAGCTAAGCGTCAAGAAGACGCTGCCAACGCATTAGAAAAACAGCTTAAGAGTAAGATGGCGCAAGCCCGTATGGCAATGACTGGCGCTAAAGACACAAAAACTGCGCAGCCACCTAAGATGAAAACAGGTGTAGCCAAAGAACCCAAGGCAAGAAAAAATATTGATTACGAACAAGAAGCCCTTGACGCAGGCGTTAGCCGTGAAGACTACGAGTTTGTAGAGCAAGGATTGGCTTTTGGATTTAAGGCTCGTGCCGAAAGCGCACCGGCTACAAAAGGTACTGTAACTCAGGCTGACGTTAAGAGAGAGCTTGCCAAGACCAAAATGCCTAAAGGCTTAAAGATTGTGGTGTTTGATAAGCTACCCGGCGCATTGGCTGAAAAAATTCAAATGGCGGGGCATAAGCCTAGTGAAGTGCGTGGTGGTGTTCTGCCTGACGGAACTGTGATATTTGTTGCTGAAAACCACAAAGACTTAAACGACGTCAAAGAAACGATTGCCCACGAATTGGTAGGTCACTTGGGCGTAGAAGGTCTGCTTGGCGAAGCTGGCATGAAAGCATTGGCTAAACAGATTCAGAAGACTGACAACAGCGTGTTTGAGTTGGCTAAGAAGCTTGGAGTGTTTGATGATGTGCTAGCTACATACGCTAATGCCCGCCGTACCAAGTCTGAAGAAGCTTCCGTAACGGATGCCGTACGTGAATTAATTGCGCACGTTGAAGAAGCAAGACCGACTAGAAGCCTGTTGGAAACAGCTAAGGCGTTTATTAAGGCTTTGGTTGGTGCTGTCCGTGCTGCGCTACGTAAGCGTGGTGTGGATTTAGAGATTTCTACCAGCGATATTTACAAGTTACTGCGTGATGCTCGTAAAAATTTTGAAGAAGGCTCGCCCGGTGCTTACGTAAATAAAGATGGCGACATTGTTTTCCGCACTGCACCTGCTCAAGCTAATGCAGGGTTTGCTGACGTGCTTAGTTCTCTTGATGGCGTTATTGCCCAACAAAAATCGTTAAAAGACAGAATTCTTGGCGAAGCTACTGGATTGATCTTTAAGACCAAATACATAGACCGTTTTGCCCCTGTGCAAGCTGTTGCTAACAAGATGCAGGATTCTTTAAAAGCAACACAGTTAATGTATTTTTTGCGCATGCACGATCAGCGTATGGCGTTTAACAGCGAGATTGCATCGAATGGTCCGATTGATTTAAAGCCTGCCAAAGATGGCAAAGGTTTAGTAATTGAAAGCACACCCGGTGCTAACCTAAAAGATATGGCTGCCGCACTTAAAGACGCTGACGTTGGTAATACTGAAGCTACTGTGCGCATCTTTACTTTGTATTTGGCAGCTAAACGTGCCAAGCGTGTTGGTTTAGATAAATTAAATTTTGGCGGCAAAGTTACACAAAAAATGCTTAATGACGCTGATAAAGCCGTTAATGCTAGCCCCAAAACCAAAGCCGCCTTTGAAAAAGCCGCAGGAATTTATGCTAAATATAACGAGGGCTTAATTAACTTTGCCGTTAAGACGGGCGCTTTGAGTAAAGATCTTGGTAAGCAGTTGCTAAAAGACGGCGACTACGTACCGTTCTACCGCCAGACTTCTGACGGCTCGGTGTTCCTAGATATAGGTGGTGCGCCTGCTATTAAGATTGGTAACTTAAAAGATCAGCCATATCTGCATGAGTTAGTTGGCGGTGATCAGCCGATTTTGGACGTATTTACCAGCGCATTGCAAAACACATCCATGCTCACAGACATGGCTTTACGTAACTTAGCAACTCGCAACGTGGCGTATGCCTTGGGAGATATGGGTCTGCTTAGAGTAGGCGAAAAAGAAAAAGGTAGTGGCATCCGCAAAGGCGATGGTCCAAGAAGCCCGACAGTTATTCGTTTCAAGATGGACGGAGAAAACTATTACGCAGATGTAAATACAGAAGCCGCAGGTGTGCCTGCTGAGTTATTGGTCAAAGGTTTAGAGGGCGTAAATACAGCCCTGCCAAATGCCGTGAAATTAATGAATGTGCCTGCCAACTTATTGCGCAAATGGGTAACAAGAAACCCAGCCTATGCGTTGCGTCAGGTTATTCGTGATCCGCTTAACGCCGTGTTTGTTACTGGTGTTAACACTACGCCTATCGCTAGTTCTATGAAAGAGATTGCCAAGATGGTTCAAGGCAAGAGCGAGGGAGAGCCATTACTTCAGCGTAGGGGTGTTTTAGGTGGGCAGGTTTTGACTGGCACCGCTGAAGATATGGGCAAGATCTTGCGTGATGTAACCGCAGGTAAGAAGGGTTGGGATTATCAGATGGCTAGGCTAGATTCGCTAGCTATTAAGGGTGATGCCGCTACCCGTGTTGTGATGTACAACAACTTTATTAAGCAGGGCTTGTCTGAGATGGAAGCTACGTTGGCTACGCTCGAAGCCATGAACTTTAGTAAGCGGGGTATATCGCCTAGCTTGTTTGCTCTGTCTACGATGGTGCCGTTCATGAACGCACAGATCCAAGGTTTAAACGTTATTTATCAAGCGTTTACCGGACAGATGCCGTTTAACGAGAAGCTGAAAGTTAAACAAAAGTTATATCAACGTGCAGCTATGATGGTCGGCTTTACCATGCTGTATGCGTCGCTCATGCAAGATGACGAGTCATATCAAAACGCTAACGACGACGAGAAATACAACAACTGGTTTATGCCTAATCCGTTTGGCGATGAGTACATTAAAGTGCCTATCCCATTTGAAATTGGTTTCTTATTCAAGGCTGTGCCTGAAGCGCTTGTTAATACTGCGTTTGGCGATGAGAAAGCCCGTGATACTTTAACTGCTCTAGGTAAGATGGCGTACAACTCTATGCCAATAAGTATGCCCCAAGGTATTAAACCAGCGCTTGAGACAGCGATTAACTACTCGTTCTTTACTGGGCGCCCAATCGAGTCTGAAAGATTACAACGTTACGAACCGGGCGAGCGCTATACCGAGAGAACTGGTGAGTTGGCTAAATTAGTAGGTGGTGCTCTCAATATCTCTCCAGTTAAAATTGAGTACTTGATCCGTGGATATACAGGTAGCTTGCCGTTAGCCATAGGTTCTTTAGCTAACCCCGTTTTGCGTAGTGGTGATACTGGCGAACAACCTGATACTCGTGGTTTAGTCAGTTCTGAAACTCCTTTAATTGGCTCGTTCTTTCAACCTAAAGATGCCGGTGGTTTGATTAACAAGGCATACAGAGATATGGAAGAGGTTGTTCAGGCTAAAGAAACTTACAAAAAAATGGTTAGCGAAAACCGTGAAAGAGAAGCTGAAGACTATCTTGAAGCCAATGCAGACATCATAGCCATGAGTTCTTTAGCCGGTAAGTTCCGTCAACAAATGGGTAAATTAACCCAACAAGAACGGGCTATCAGGTCAGACAGCGGCGCAACGGGAGCAGAAAAACGTGAAGCGCTAGATGAAATACGTCAAGCCAAAATTGAACTTGCCAAGATGTTCTCTAGCGCACGCGAGTAAACAGTACGCCAATCTTACCCCCAAACGTACCAAACTCTGCCTTACCAAGAACGCCGTGATGTATAGCGGCGCTGATGCCTGTCTCTTTAACTTCTTGTAGCTTTAGAGTAGGCACAAAAAAAGCCCCCTTGACGGGGGTGTTAACCCAAGGATAGTGCACTTTAATTTTCCGCAATGTCTTCTTCAGATACAGGACGAGTGATCTGCATAACGTTAACCCGCATGGTAGGACCACGAGTTTTGGAAAGCATGTCCTTACGAAGGTAGTTTATTTTGTAGTTTGGCAGTAACTCAAGCCCTTCCTTAAAGTCTTTGTAGCCATAACTCATGGTTACGCAATGCGCTTTAAGCAGTTGCTCTTCAATGTAATACTCCACATGTCCGGGCGTAAACCCATGCTCAACACGCCCTGCTACGTCAGATCGGGTAAGCGACTGATCAATCATGCCACTACCGCCTAGCGTTGCGTCGATGGTGCCGTTAACTGCCTTGACTACCACAAACTTACCAAAATACTCACGGGTATATGCGTTCAATACGTCTTCGGGGGTACGCTTACTGCCATGAATAATGCCACGAGCGCTGTATACCATGAGGCGCAGAACATCAATAATTGGACCCTTGGGGATGTCGATTAGGTTAGCGTGGTCTTTGCCAAGCAGTTGTAGTATGGTCACGATGCACGCATTACCGGCAGTCCAGTAGCGCTCGTCAGCATTGGCTTCAAATTCAACCTTCAAGCGTTCTTGGTTTTCTTTAACAAGTTTCTTGGCTACGTCATGGTTCTTTACCAACCAACGAATTAATTCCTGACCAACGACACCGAAGTTTTCTTTTAGTAAGCCAAGGGTAGATTCTTCTTCGGGAGACCATTTCAGCTTCTTGCTCAGTTGCAACTCAAGCAGACGGAACATTTCACCCTGAGACGCATGCTTACGAGCGCCTGATAAGAAGTCCATAACGTGTGTATTGGACGAGAGTAAAACCAGTAACTTCCATGTCGAGGTGTTGATGCGTTCCTCGTTGGTGCCCTGCTTCATGCGGTCTTTGCCTTTACCCTGCGTTAAATCAAGCAAGAACTCAGGCAACCACTCAAAGTCCTCACGGCTCTTACTGGTGGTTTCATCAATAATAAACGGCAGACTGTTAAGTAAACCCTGTCTCTGTTGCGATGCAACGATAGACGTACTCTGTGTTACACGATAGCCTTCGGGGTGTCCAAAGAAACTAGCCGCTAACTCAAGCGACAACGACTTACCTGTGCCTGACTCAGATGAACCTAGGTGGTATACACAGCCGTTGAATTTAGTAAAGTTCATGAGCAACGATGCCGGTCCAACCAAAGCCATTGCCAACACCTGCCACTCTTGACGAGCAATAAGCATATTGAAGACCTTGCGCCAGTTGTCTAGCGTGCCGGTAGGTTTGGTCGAGTAGTTGATGTTATCAAGCGCAGGGGTTGGTACGTACACTTCCCTGCTATCAGGGTAAAACACATGGCTGTTGTATACAAACGACTTGTCATCCTGCCAACCACAGTTATTCGGTACTTTAATAGCACGCTTATTAGCACTAACAAACTCTACGCAACCACGCACATACTCAAACAAGTTCTTGTCGTTACCTGAACCATATGCTGCAATGATGTTTTGATTGGCTAGCGCTTTGACTGTCTCGTCTTTACTGACAATGGATTTTTGTGGAATCAGTACGTCAACCGCACCTTCAGGTCTAAACGCCATGAGGTGAACTAAGTGGTCGCCGTTGCTATTAAGGATGTCAACCGCAAACAAGTCGTAAGACAACAACATAACTTGCTTACGGGTTTTCTTGCCGTCCTCGTCATCCATCAACCTATCCATAAAGATACCGCCGTTAGAGCCGTAGCTATATCCCTTGGGTGGGGTTGGGCGGGTAACGGTTTTTTGTGGTGCTTCTGGCGTGGAGTTTTCTGTCTCTATTACAACTTCTTTTGGAGCGTTGTCGACCTTGATCTCCCGACCCAAGGCTAGTGGGTTGGTAATCTTGCCTTTGTGTGGGCATTTATCGCACACTCCTGGATTGGTCTCATCTAGTTTTAGGCAGGCATAAGGACCTTTAATCGCTCTCCATTTGCTGTTGTGGCGGTCTGTATCGTAAGGATGTAGCGCAGATAACGCCAAGCCCTCTTCAATGCCGTCATCACAGAATTTAGCTATGCTGAGGATGCCCCGCCACAAAGGCTCCATGCCGTCCTTACTAGCGTTCTCACGATAGTAGTTAATCTGCCCACACTTATCGCCGATAGTTTTAAAGTATGTAACGCTGTTTTCTATTAGCTTGACGCTATTGGCTGTTGGAGCGGCTTTGGGGCGTTTTCCGGGGATTTGCAACGGCGGTACTGCTTCGTATGCCTCTTCGCCAATCGCTTCTTTAAGATGGTTTGCTAGCGCCTCAAAGTCAAAAATATCGCCCTCTGCCTTGAGGATTACCTTGCGTGGCTTCTCTTGCTTGTAGTTGTGGGTGTCAGGTACACGAAGCACCCTAGCCGCATCACCTGTAACTGAAGCGTCGATATTAAAACCTAACTTCTTGCATAGCCTTTTTAAGTTCTCTGCAACAGGTTTCCAAGTGGCAATATCTACTTCTTCAGCAAACGGGAAATACACATGCAACCCACCACCGCTCGTTACCACCCAAGGCGAACCTAGGTCAGTTAAGTTAGTGTCGGTTAAGAACTTAGCTAGTGCGTTAACAGCGTCTACTTTTTTCTCGTAGTCCTTGCCTGCTCCACAATCAATATCCAAGAACAAGGATTTCATTTTTACTGCGTGTTCAGCTTTGCGCTCGCTAGCCCCAAACGTAGCCAATGCAAAGAAAGCGTTGTAGCCCTTTGCATCAAACGCCATAGCGGCGTCGTACAACTCGTTTATGGAGTCAACGAATACATGCTCTCTTTTTGCTGTGCTAATTTCAACGGTGCAGTATTTACCCGAAGTCGGTAGCACAGTCGCTAGGAATTCCTGCGACGTCATGTGAAACCTTTCGAGTTAATAAATGCCGTTGTTTATCTTATTTTGTAAACGCTTAATTACTTCAAGTTGCCAAGTCTTTGGCAGTCGATCTTCATGCGCTAAACGACTAGCGTATTCAACCAGTTCACGATCAGTATAGGCGGTGGGGGTTACTGGGTGTTCGTTTAAGCTTTGTTGCATTTTCTCATCGCCTCTTCTGCTGTGTTGCTAGATTGTAGAATGTTCAACAAGGACTGAACCCGCATGCGGTAAGCAGGCGTTACATCCGTTCCGCTAAACCAGTTGTACACAGTTTGTCTTGTTGCGCCTGTAAATTTTGCTACTTCAATGACTGGGA